TATTGAGGAATGTGCTGCTTTTCCTTTTGGTGAACACGACGATTATGTTGACTCCACCACTCAAGCTTTGTTAAGATTTAGACAAGGAAACTTTATTACGCATCCAGAGGACTACCAGGATGAGCCTAGTGTTTTACGGATGAGAGAATATTATTAGGGGGCAACATGGAAGGCGAGGAAATTAAAAAGAAGGGTGTAATTGGTTCAATTGGAAAGTTGAAAAATTTAGGCGCAGAGATAAAATCTATAAATGAAGATTTAAAAAGTAAAGATATTAGTGAAGCTGAAAAAAAGGATCTTAGACAAAAGAAAAAAGACATTTTAAAGAGAGAGGGTATCATTGCAAAATCTATAGACTTTGCAAATATGAAAGATGGCGATAACACTGACTTTGGTATGTTATCTGTTAAAGCAGGTATAGATAAAAATCCTAAACCTACACAAGCTGACAGGATAGCTGGAGCTACGAAAGGCGATAAGAAAGTTGCTAAAGGTGGCGTAAGAACTGCTATCAATAAAATCAAGAGAGCGAAAGACGGTGCACGTACCGGTGTCCGTGGAACTGGCGCAGCTACTAAAGGTTTTAGAAAAGCAAGACTAAGCTAATGGCTAAAAAGAAAAAGTTTCAAGCAGGTGCAAGCACTCTTGACGATTTAGATTCGTTAAGAGTAATGCCCATGATCAAGCAGCCAAATTTACAAGGCGGCAAAGATCCTAATTTATTAGATCTTGGTCCAATTTTAGGATTGGCTTTAGCATCTGGCATAGCAGCTAATATGTCTACTAAAGATAAAGAAGCTAAACTTCGAGACCAAGGTATTATAGTTCCTCCAGTGGGACTCACTGATGAAGAGAAAAAACAATTAGGATTAGACGGGAGCCCAGCTGGTGGTGGATTTACTCCACTTGCAGAAAAAGATAAATTGCCAACAACCACAGCTGGTGAGTTACCTGAGGTTATAGATCCGAATCCACCTGGTTTTCCAATACCAGAGCCAACAAAGGTACAACCTGAGGGTGGTGGTTTTACACAATTAACTGAAGAAGAAAAAGCTCTTTTAATTCCACCATATATGACAATGGGTGACAAGAAACCATCTACAGCTTTAGTTAAAAAGAACATGATGGAGTCAATAGATGACATAGATACAAGAAATTATACTGATGAAGAAATTAAACAAATCCGTGAATCAGGACAATACATACAACAAAAAACTTTTATGAATCAACGATTCAATAAAACAGAGGATTACATTAAATCAAACTATTCAGGTAATGAGAAAAAACCTCTTAATAATTGGATCAATGAATTATACGCTGACGACAAAGGTTTAACTTTAGAGCTTCGTGATACAGGCGCAGCTGGTGCTCTAAACGCACTTAATTCAACTGATCAAACAAATAGGCAGTATAGTGCAAAAGAAATATTAGATTTGTTTCAATCTAAAGACTTTCCAAATCAATTAAGAGTTGATGCTACAAGTTATGACATTATTGGTGGAGAATCAAATCAACTTCCACAAGCAGTTAACAATGCAAATATATTTTTAGATAGATTAACTATAGCTCAACCTGGACCATTTTCTGATTTTATGGAAAGATTAAAAGACATGGATAGAAATTATATTAATAGATTAAATGAAGCAACCGACAGTGAAACAGCAGGCATGATTATTGATGAAAGAAATGCTGCACTTCTTGATAATATAGATGAGTCTGGAATCCCTAAAGAACAAATAGTTGCAAGAGAAGAGTACACTAGATTTCAAGATAATTTTAGAACGGTTAAAGAAGCAGCAACAAGAGGATTATTTACAAATGATCACATATCAATTGGAACTCCAGGGACAAGAACTGAAGAGTACACAGTTATGACTCACAATTTTAATCCTAAGTATGGTCAAGCAAATCAGTTACCAGAACATAATACCAGTCATCCTACTGGAGATCATACTATAGCTTTTTCAAGATCTAGATTAATTACGAACGAGGCTTTTGGTAAAGATGATAATACAGGAATTGTTATTATGGAAATGCAATCAGATGTTCACAGAAATCTTAAATCAAAAGATATAAAGTATCCGTCAGAAGCAAACGAATTTAAAGGTGGTGAAAATTTTTATCCATTTGGAGGAGGAGCTCAATATTGGGTAAAACAAGTTTTAAAAGACAACATTGAAAATGCTGTAAATCAAAATTTAGATTTTGTTGGTTGGAATCCTGGAGAGGTTGTTTCTGTTTATGAAGAAGCTAGAAATGCAGACGACATGAAAGGTTATAATACTATTTACAACGCTAAGACATCAGAGTTTATTAAGAAAATTAATAAAGACATAGCAAAAAGAGGTAAGCAATTAAATTTATCCGATGAACAAATTAAGTCTGCTCAACTTGTTGTCAAAAATGACGGCAAGTATGAGTTTCCACAAAATGAAGTTACTCGACGATCCACGTACAATGAACCTACTTCTTTAAGATATGTAGAACGACTAGACAGCATTGATGGTTTAGAAAAGTATGTAAAAGTTGGAAAAGATAGAAATTTAATTTTAGATAATATGCCTTACATAGATTTAAGGGCTGAAGGATTTGATATTGAGCTCTTCAAAAAGATTGGTTTGCCACAGTTTAAAAAGGGTGGTAAAACAAAGAACAAAATGGGTGACCCCCTTATTGACATCGAAATATTCATGAAGAGCGTATAATGGCTATAGATAAAAAAATTAAACCACCAGTTGAAGAGTTACCTAGAATAGATCAATATGCAGGTGGCACAGTTGATGTTGATGTAGATAATGGTCAACCTCAAGGTGTAACAATGCTTCAAGATGGTGGAGCTATGTTTGGAGAGAGTATGATGCAATCAGCTCCAGAGCATGATTCTAATTTAGCAGAATTTATAGATGAGACAGAACTTGAAAAAATTTCAAGTGACTTGCTAAGTGATTATCTCAATGATAAGGATACAAGAAAGGATTGGGAACAAGGTTATACAGAAGGATTAGATCTTTTAGGTTTTAAGTACGAAGACAGATCACAGCCCTTTCAAGGTGCAAGTGGTGTAACCCACCCATTATTAGCAGAGTCAGTGACTCAGTTTCAAGCGCAGGCTTATAAAGAATTGTTACCTCCAGGAGGACCAGTAAAATGTAATATTGTGGGTGCAGAAAACCCGGCCGTAGAGGATCAAGCTAAACGTGTAAAAGAATTTATGAATTATCAAATTACGACTGTGATGGAGGAATATGATTCTGACATGGATCAAATGCTTTTCTTCTTAGCTCTAGCAGGATCTTCATTTAAAAAAATTTACTATGATACAAATATGGGTAGAGCTGTTTCAAAGTTTATACCTGTAGAAGATTTAGTTGTTCCATATCATTCAACAGATTTAGAAACTGCTCCAAGAATTACACACGTTTTAAAACAAAACAAAAACGACGTTAGAAAAAGTCAGGTAAGCGGTTTTTATAGAGATGTTGAATTAGACGTAGTTAACAAACAAGATAGAATACAAGAAACGTATGATAAAATAGAAGGAGTAACTCCTAATGATAGTACAAACTATAATGATCAATGCACATTGCTGGAGATGCATTGTGATCTTGATATTCCAGGTTTTGAAGACATAGGCGTTGACGGAATTCCTACAGGAGTAAAACTTCCATACATCGTTACAATAGATGAGGGGTCAAGAAAAATTTTATCTATAAGAAGAAATTATGCAGAGAATGATAAATTAAAAAAGAAAATACAATATTTTGTACATTATCGTTTTTTACCTGGACTAGGGTTTTATGGATTTGGTCTAATACACATGCTTGGTGGTTTATCTAGAACTGCCACTTCAGCACTAAGACAATTAATTGATGCAGGAACTTTATCTAATTTACCTGCAGGTTTTAAAGCTAGAGGACTTAGAATTCGTGATGATGATAATCCTTTACAGCCAGGTGAATTTAGAGATGTTGATGCTCCAGGTGGAGATCTAAGACAAAACTTTGTTCCACTACCTTATAAAGAACCAAGTCAAACTTTAATGCAGCTTTTAGGTTTTTGTGTTGATGCAGGAAAAAGATTTGCTGCGGTAGCTGACGCAAAAATTTCAGACTCTAATAATGCAAATCCTGTTGGCACAACAATGGCCATGATTGAACAAGGCACTAAAGTTATGAGTGCCATTCACAAAAGATGCCATTATGCACAAAAAGTAGAGTTTAAATTATTAGCTAGAATATTTCAAATATACTTACCACCTGTATATCCTTACAATGTAACGGGAGGTCAAAGAGAGATAAAGACAACTGATTTTGATGATAGAATAGACATTATACCTGTATCTGATCCAAGTATATTTTCAATGTCTCAAAGAATTCAACTTGCTCAAGCACAGTTGCAATTAGCTCAAACTAATCCACAAATTCACAATACTTACGAAGCTTACAGAAGAATGTATCAAGCACTTGGAATACAAAACATAGATGCGATTTTACCACCCCCTGCAAGGCCTACACCTAAAGATCCTATTACAGAAAATGCAGAATTACTTTTGAAAAAAACTGCACAAGCTTTTGCAGATCAAGATCATGTATCTCACATAACAGTGCATAGAGCGTTCATGTCTTCTGTTTTAGTCAGAACTATGCCAGACGTTTTAGTTAATTCTATGGGACATGTTTTACAACATGCTTCCATGCTGTCAGCACAAAGTGTGTTAGAAAAAAATAAAGAAAAATTAGAGCAATTAGCAGAACAATTCGGCGGTCAAATTCCAGAACAAATTCAAATGCAAATAAACAACGTAATTCAAGAACAAATATCTCAAGTGCAAGCTGAAATAATGAATCAAATGGTTGCTGAAGAACAAGAATATTTAGAGGGTGGTGGAGGAGAGGACCCAGTAGTAGATCTTAAAAAGCAAGAGCTAGATATTGAACAACAAAGAGTGATGGCTGATGCAATGGCTAAACAAGCTAAAACAGAACTTGATATTGCCAAACTAGAACAAAAAGCGATGATAGATGCCGCTAAATTACAACAAACAGCTGAATTAGCAGCTCAAAGAAACAATATACAAATGCAAAAATTAAATGCCACTAGCCGTAGGTAAGTCTCAAAAAACAATATCTAAGAATATTAAGATGTTGAAAAAAGAAGGTAAACCAATGAAACAAGCGGTTGCAATAGCTTTAAATAAAGCAGGCAAAAAAAAGAAAAAAAGAAAAAGAAGTTGATAATTATCAAATTGTGTCCATAATAACTATATGGAAGCTCCACAAATAAATAAAATAGTAGATGATTTAATAACTTACGCTTTTCAAGATGATTTTACTGAGGAAGAGAGAATGGTTGTTGCATCATTGTTTATGACAGCAGCGCAAATGATCTATTTACAAACATTAGGCGATAATGGTAAGAAGGTGTTTGAGAATGATAAAATTAACATGCTCAAAGAAAAACAACCAACGTTACACTAAGAGGTCTTATGAATTTTAA